TGGACCGGGGGATGGACCGGGGGATGGACCGGGGGATGGACCGGGGGATGGACCGGGGGATGGACCGGGGGATGGACCCGGGGATGGACCCGGGGATGTAGAATATGATACAATTATATATTCTTTATAATCATTCTCAATTCTATTAATAGATTCTTCGAACTCTTCTCCAAGTGTTAGAACTCTCTCCGAAATATCATTATACCCCTCACCGTTGTTTAACTCAATCATTTCAATTAATTGACTTTCATATTCATTGAGTTTGGTATTATATTCGTCCGTTACTTTTTTTATTTCTGCATCAAATTGTTCTTGTTTTTCACCGTATTTTTGATACTCTTGTGCTTTATCAATGATCCAGTCTCTAAGTGTACTCGAGCCATATCCAAAACCATAGGGTAACTCAACGATGTCTTTCGTTTGATCTACTGGGGGATCTCCCCATATTTCTGGGAAATTAAACATTTTATTGGACATATTTTTTCCAACATATACGTTTTCTTTAAACAGAGTATCGTAGTTTGCAAATTTAAAACATTTTTTCGAGTCAAAGTCGGCTTTTAAAAAACTACCACCTGTACACGTATAAAACAATATTAACCCTATAAATATTAGCAATACAAGAATAGCTATAAAAAATGAAGTCGGTACACCAATAACCGACATTCTATTATGTACTGATATTATTTTGTTTGAAGGTTCATCCATGTCTTTTTATATGCATTAAATTGCTTTTTCGTTGGACCACGTGAAATTATATAATTAGTCGCAGCTACCCTGAATCGATTTGCAAGTCTTGGATTTATGCCATTGACATTTATTTGTTTTATTATAACTTTTCGTTCGAGTTCCTTTTCACGTTCTCCCTTCCACCTATTAATCATGCGACGTTTTATTAAATCGGCATTCTTTTTAAATACAATACCTGCTTTGTCCACATGTGAAAGTTTATTTATTTTAGATTTGATGTTTTTGACATCTTGATTCAAAGAAGGCATCACATTTTTATATCGATTTATCCATCGTTTTCCATACAAATTTTGTATATCTTGTCTAATCGAGTTTTCATCCAATCGCCTGCGTTTTATTACAAGGCTTCTCTTTTCGTCTTTTTTCTTTTGAACAACATTTTTCCTAGAAGGTTTGGGTGGTGGTGGTGGTGTGGGTCTTGAATTTGCTAAAATCTTCATGTTTTTTATCTTTTCTATTTTTTTACATAAACTTTGTTTTGTATCCTTTTCGTTAACAGATATACCAAGAATCTTAGAAATCCTAATTAACTCTGTTTTACTATAGTTACCACACAAAGATCGACCTATCTTAAGCTTATTATTTTTACCGGATAGAGTTGTATTTTTTTCCTTATTTGTATTTCTAAAAACCACCGATTTTTTGTTCGTTATTGATTTAATTTTTTTACAAATGTCTTCTTTTTTAGTTGTATTTTTAATACCAACAACACCAATAGTCCTAGCTAGATGAAGTAGCTCATTTTTTGACATTCTTAGACACTTTTTCTCATCCACGTTTATTGCGTTTTGTTGTTTATGTGTTAATGGTTTTATTTTTTTTGTGTGTGTAGGAATAGATGTTTTTATTTTTTTCTTTTTCTGGACTATATTACTATTTGGTATTTCATTTGTTATTATTATTTCATTCTTTGTATTTAAAAATCTAACAAGTTCCATACCATCATTATACGCTTTGATCATATCTTGAGGAAAGGTGGCCCCCGAAATCTGTATGTTACCAGTTTTAGCTAATATATACTTGTGTTTCTTGTATTGTATATACATAAAGGGGGATAATTCAGATTCATAATTTACAGATTCTACACCATACTTGTAAAATCTCTGTGAAAGGCCATAAAAATCTCTAAATACACCATTTATTCGAAATTGTCCACTTAAATTATTATATTCAAATGGATTGTATAAAAATGCTTCTTTATCAGAGTATGTATTCACCATGTATCTGCGAATTAAATCAGGTTGTTGTTCAATATTCGTACCGAGAAATCCCCCCGAAAATCGAACCTTGCCATTTTTATAGAAATTAACACTCGCACCCTTTGTTACATTTCCATCTGATACGGATATATTAAATTGTACAGAAAAATAGTCTTTACTTAAAGATCCCTTTGCTCCGTATTGTCTACTATGCACAAATCCAGTTTGAAATCTACCATAAATACCTTTTATTTCCAGAGTATCTACAAATAAACCACCACCGATTGGTGTTCTTTCCTTTGGTTTCTTAGATAAAATGTTTTTGAGGTTAATTCGATTACCGGATGTAAAGTGTTTATTAACAGTGGCATTAAACATTCCTGGATTTAGCTTACTTATTACAAGATTTGTTGTAGACGGTGATGTAGTTAAAGACCCAACCAATGAAGGTGTAGAGTTTGTATTATCATTACTATTATATACAAATTGTGCAAATTCGCCATAATTATCATTACTCATAATACTTTTGTTTATGTTATTTGGAAATCTCTGATTTCTCAACATACTAGCTTCTATGTTTCTTGTAATGTTGTTAACTGATGAGGTTGTGGAAACACTTGATGGCTGTGATGACGGTGTGGTCTGAATTTCTACATTCGATTTTCTTAAGAACTCCTTAATGTTGGGGTTCATATTAATTAATAGTACTATTTTTTTTAGTAATCGTCTGTAAATCCAAAGTTTTCTTCAACAATGTCCAAACCAAATATGACAGGTTGTTTAGGGTATACACGATCCTTATAAGTGATGGACTCTTCCCTGACTTCAATATCTCTTGAACTAAATGGCCCTGCGTAGAAGTCTGGATTGAATTTGGGTCTTCCGAGATTATTTGACTGACAATGTTGATTGAACAATTGTACAAATAGCTTTTGGGGGACACACAAATCTTCACCATATACAAGATTCGTAGATTCCATAAAATTATGTAATGTACTCGCAACCATGGCCACTTGTCTCTGAATCTTCTTGAAATATTCTGGCACAACATTCCAAACATCTTTGTTCTTATATTTTTGTGAATAATCCAAATAAGCTCGTACACACTTATACAAGATAGTTGGTATTTCTTCATTTAACTTTAGATCAAGTTGTGGATCTGCATCTTTCACCTGTTTTGTAAAATTCCACGGTAATACACGACGAAGTACAGAACCTGAATTATCTTTCCATCCCGGAACTTCATTGCCACCTAAAACACCTGGTGTCTTCCATTCGATAGATCGTGCCTTTTCATGCTTCACAGCAACACTTACATCTTCACCAGACACAATAGACTGAAATTCGGCTTGTTCCAGGGCTAAATCACCCTTCACTTCAGGTGCAATAAACATGAGAGAATCACAAATAGCGGAAAGACCAAACTTACGCTCTACATTATTACCAAGAGTCGACACATCTTCATTTTCATAAAACTTCTTGAAGATTTTTGTAATGATTGTAGACTTACCAGAACGAGCAATACCCTTGAAAAATGGAATGACCTGCCATCCATCCATATCACCCACTTCAAAGCACAAACGCCCACCCATCACATACGCCCATCTACAAACATCCTTTTCAAATTTCTGATAATCGAGGATAGATTGCATATGCGGTGTGGGAATGTCCCACCAATCCTCAACATGCGAATAGTCGTTGAATTGTTGATCAAAGTATTTACAACTCACAAGTGTTGGATCTAAACAACTAAATTGTTTACTTTCAAATGGATAAAAATGACAATCATAAATACCCTTTTCGGGGATCCATTCTTTTGCAATAAAAACCCCATTTTGGAAAGACCACATATGTCTATTTTTTTTAATCTCAGGGAAATCACTATCAACACAGTTTGAAAGGTGATTTATAACGTCACGGAATGCTGTACCTCTCGAAGTGAGATCTTTCCATACTTCAAAATTGACTTCCTTCTCTGCCAATTCATATACAAACTCTTGGATCGTGTGTGTAGGAAGCCAAGCTCTTGTATAATGACCACCGGAAACACGTTGAAGACAACACTTACCTTTGTATCTTCTCATATTCTTCTTTGATGTCTCGTCCAGAACTGCCACAATCGCTCGTTGATAAGGCGACATTTCACCCAGCTTTGCATCATCCATTGGTGTTGCATCAAAATATTCTGGATCTGCATCAAATTTTTCCGGGAGTTGGCGTGGGTGTAGAATTCGTTGTTGTGCATTCAAGTGTAAACGAATATTCTTAAAAGCTTCGTTGATCTGTTTAATCAATCTACATACTCTTTCACTTACCGATAAATCGTGATCCTCTGGTTGATATTCACCAAAATTAATAGACTTAATACGACTACCCAGACTTTTTATAAATTTAGTTTCCCGTTGTAACTTACCGTTTATTGTATTCATTTCTATGCGCCTGGGAAATCCATCTTCTTCTAATTCAGACGAGTCAAAAAATTGGTCATATCCAAGACGAACGATATCTCTGGGGTCACATTCATCCTTCGAAAGTGTCCATTTGTTTTCTAAAAGCGATAAGACACGCAATACCTGTTCTTGATCGAGTGTTTGAATCTGATTTTTTAGTTTTTCCATCTCAGATTCAATTACGTTAGGATCCTTATCTATGTAATGCGTGTCCATTTTGTGGTCTATAGTTATTATGCACTATTTTTCTAAGTTTGTTTTTTGCTGATAGCCGAGAGAACTTTAATAAGGATTTTATTTTGTACTTCGAGTTGGTGAGATATGTTTACCAGGGCAGAACAAACGGTATCACCGTCTGGGGTCGCCAAAACAGAACTGAGAAGTTCGTCAATTTGAAGCGGTTCTTCAAAAATTTCCGGAATATCAGAGTCATCATCATCAGACATATCATAATCAACACCTTCTTCTGTTTCTTCAATTTCATCAGAGTCAGATTCCGTAACATTGATTGGTTCCTCATCGATCTCACTATAAGTTTCGGTTTCGGTTTCTTCAGGGTGGGATGACATTTTAACCTAGACTGAGAAAAGACGGATAAAAATTTTTCGCACTAGTGCGATTTCAGCCAAAAAAAAAATGTTAGTATATAGTACAAAAACTCTCACAATGGCCGGTGGTCTCATGCAACTTGTCGCTTACGGCGCCCAGGACGTCTACTTGACGGGTAACCCCAAGGTTACTTTCTTCCAAGCTGTCTACAAGCGCCACACAAACTTCGCGATGGAAAACATCGAACAAACTGTTAACGGCACAGCCACGGATAATGGTCGTGTCTCGGTCACCGTTGCGCGCAATGGTGATTTGATCGGCGAAATGTACGTCGAAATGAAGTCCAAGGCGGGTCTCGCCACGTTGACTGGTGCCGCTCAAGATTGCAACTGGGTTGCTGAACGTGCCGTGAAGGATGTTGAACTCTCCATTGGTGGTCAACGCATTGACAAACACTACCAACGCTGGTGGCGTTTGTATTCCGAGTTGTACTTGGATGAAGCCAAGAAGGCTAACTATGCCAAAATGACGACGGCGTCTGGTGATACCGTGTTCTTGCCATTGGTCTTCTTCTTCAACCGCAACCCGGGTCTTTACTTGCCGCTCATCGCTTTGCAATACCACGAAGTCCGCCTCGACTTCGACCTCTCCAGTGAATTCACCCAATACACTGATGGTAGCTTCAAGGTTTGGGGTAACTATGTGTACCTCGACACCGAAGAACGTCGTCGCTTCTCCCAAAAGGGTCACGAATACCTTATCGAGCAAGTGCAACACACTGGCGCCGATTCCGTTTCCTCCACGTCGACCAAGCAAGTTCGTCTCTCGTTCAACCACCCGATCAAGGAATTGGTTTGGTGCTTCTCGGACGGTGGCTCCTCTAACGCTGCTCTTTGGAACTTCACTTCCAACACTGCCGGTGTTGTTCTCCAATCCAATGCGGTTGGTAAGGACGCCTCCATCACCCAAGGTACCGGTGCCCCCCTCATTGATGCGACTTCCGGTTCTCGCTGGGTCGAAGAGGGTGCTGCCACTGGTACAGCGGCGGTTGGTCCTCTCGACAAGTTCAAGCTTGTCCTCAACGGTCAAGACCGATTCAAGGAACAAACCGGTAAATACTTCAATCAAGTGCAACCGATGTCCCACCACACCGGCTGCCCGTACCCGGGTGTGTACTCGTACTCGTTCGCCCTCAAGCCGGAAGAACACCAACCGACTGGTACATGCAACTTCTCGCGCATTGACAATGCTCAAGTTGCGGTGACGATTAAGCCAACGGCTACTACAGTCAACACAATGCATCTCTTTGCCACGAACTACAACGTCCTCCGTATCCAATCTGGTATGGGTGGTTTGGCGTTCTCCAACTAAATTTCTTAAATATATAAAATCATTTTCAATAAACTTTTTAAAATATAAATAAACATTTGCATTTTAAATAGTTTTTATTCGGTGGAAGTAAGATGTTTTCTACACACAGCTTTATAACTTTCTTCACCACCCACAAGTTCGGTATTATCACATTCTATTAACCGTTTTGTAAAAGGTCCTGCGGTTCCATTTTTACATTCCATACATAATGCTGACAACTTAGTGACCTCACATGCCATTGGAATGCAGTCGATTATTTCGCCAAATTTACGTTGTTTATAGTCACCATCAAGACCAACTATTATCACAGACTTTTTAAGAAATAAACACATGTGTACAAAGTCCTTCAAACATGTGAAGAACTGTGCTTCATCTATGGCGATAATATCTGCGTGACAGAATTCTTCATTCATTATACAATCTGTAATATTTTCAACTTTCAAACAAGGAAATTTTATACCATCATGTGTCTTCAGTACTTCTTCAGGCGAACGAGTATCTTTTGATGAATTAATGACCACGATCTTCTTACCTATGATGTTATATCTCTTAAGTCGACGAATAAGTTCTGAAGTTTTACCAGAAAACATATTTCCCATAATTATTGAAAGACTCATTCTTCCTTTGATATAAAATAATCTTATGTTTTTATAATGGTTGATATTCAAAAATGTCAATACAATGGCTACATGGGGTGGGTCTCTGCGAAGTCTGGTAGAGTGCGTTTTGGTAATACTATATTTCCAAACATCATTGAAGCTATAAAACATTTACGCCGTAATTAATCTACAATATAATTAAGAATGGCTTTGAGTGATAAAGAAATTTATAAAAAAGTCAAAGATTTACACAGAAACAAGGGTAAAATCTATACACCACTCAAATATTTCCGTGGTCTCAGAACAATTAAAGATATTGAAACTCGTTATAAAAAAATGTTAAAAAAAGATTATAAAAAGTTTAAAACTGATGAGGGTGTGAAAACGAAAACATCTTCATATACTCGGAAATTCCGTGACAAGTATCCATATGCGAAATCTCTTAATGAAATTTCAAAAGTAACAAAAATACCACTTAAAATATTACAGACCATCTATAATAGAGGTCTTGCCGCATGGAGAACTGGTCACAGACCCGGTGCTTCACCACAAGCATGGGGATATGCAAGAGTTCACAGTTATGTTATGAAAGGAAAAACATATTATACAGCCGATAAAAATCTACATAGTAAGTAGATGATATTACTGCTATTCATACTTTCCCTAGTAGTAAATATATTCGTTGGGTATTACATTTCTTCACAGAAAGGAGATGGTAAGGGTGGATACATATTTGATGCCGGGTTTCATCTCCTCCCGAATTGGGAACATTATGAACACCTTCCCGATTATCTACTCCTCGTTCCTATAATAGCTCTTATTTATTCATGGTCGACGTGGTCTAGTTCAAAAAAGAACGATTATCTACTCCTTTTATCGCTTATGTATTTTGCGAGAGCTGTGTGTAATGCAGTAACTGTGATGCCGTACACAAAGGAACAACCTTGTAAACTTAAACCAAGATTTGCATTCTGTAACGATTATACATTTTCGGGTCACACGACCTTCAATATAGTGACTTCAAACTTTGTGGGTGGGCCTTTGTGGCCATTTTGGCCTATAATTTCATCTATCACGTCCGTCCTCACTCGTGATCACTACACACTCGACATCGTTCTTGCGTGGATCATCTTCTTTTCTCTCAAGTGTAATATCATTACTTGACAATATCATGTTTCGAATTTCGTCATATAGCACGGCTAGAAGTGCTGCTTTATATGCTAGAAACCCCATAAGAGTAGCACCATAATCAAAATTAAACGCAAATGGTGCGCTATTCCACACTGTTTCGAAAATGGCAGTTCCCAATGGAACTAATAACTGTTTCGGAAATAGTGGAGATCTTTCAATGTTATCTACCTGTTGTGTGAGAAGACCAATATAAGCAAGGGATGATGCAACGCCCAACGTAGCAGACACACCCTCCTCAGCGCCATTTGTAATGAAATATACAGATGTAAGTGCTGTACCATAACCTAAAGTTGTTTTATTAATTTTAGTTTTGAGTTTTTCATAATCGGTTTTTGATTTATTTGTGTTATTG